AGTGGATGATAAGATTATGAGAACTCCTCTAGGAGGATTTGTAAATCATAGTGATGAACCTAATTGCGTTAAGGGGTATGAAGACCAAGGGTGGGGTAAAATCTATCATATGACAACAATTAGACCTATTAAGAAGGGAGAAGAGTTGTTTTTGAAGTATACATTTTACAAAGTTACATAAAACTCGCTAAATAACTACTGACTCAGTATATTTGTCGGTAATGGCGACTAAATTGTCCTTTAAGGACATTAATATCAATTTTAAGAAGCATCCTGTTACTGGTGACCTAGTTGTCAGTAAGGATGCTTCTGCTATTAAACAGGCAATTGTAAATTTACTATTGACAAATAAAGGTGAACGTCTATTTCAACCAAAGTACGGTTCTGATATAAGAAGTCAATTATTTGAACCTTTAGACTTCGCTACTGCTGCGAATGTAAAACGTCTGATCTTATACAGCATACAACAATTTGAACCAAGAATTGAAGTAACAAGACTCAGTTGCAGACCAAACTTTGAAGATAATGGTTTCAGTGTTGAAATGGTATATATTATTACAGGTGATGCAGCACCTCCAACAAATATAGAATTCTTCCTAGCTAGAACAAGATAATGCCGTATACCCAAGTAAATAATTTAGATTTCGCTGATATAAAAACTGCACTCAAAGAATACATGAGAGCAGAGACAGAATTTACTGATTACGACTTTGAAGGATCTGTCATCAGTCAATTGATTGATGTATTAGCATATAATACGTACTACTCAGCGTTTAACGCTAATATGGTAGTGAATGAACTGTTCCTTGATTCCTCCACTCTCAGGGACAATGTGGTTGCTCTGGCGAAACAAATAGGTTACTCACCAAAATCAATTACATCACCAAAGGCAGCAATTAATATGCAATTGTTGTTTACTGGCAATACAGCACCTAGTTCAGTTGTATTAGAATCTGGTACAGGATTTATAACAAATTATGATGACTCTTTATATGAGTTTGTTCTTTCAGAAGATTATAAGACGGAAGTTATTAACAATACCGCTACATTTAATGACTTACCTGTATATGAAGGTTCTTTAATTGTTACTAGGACTACTGTAGATACTTCACTGAAGAATCAAAGATTTATTATTGATAATAATAAAGCAGATGTTAGTACACTTAAGATAAAGGTATTTGAAGATTCATCTTCATCTGTATCAAATACTTATGAGAAAGCAGATAGTATTTTGTCTGTTGGTGCTACTGATAGAGTATACTTCCTTAGTGAAGTAGAAGATGAGAAATATGAGATATTCTTTGGTGATGGTGTATTAGGAGAGAAACTAGGTAACAATAATATTGTTGAAATTTCATATGTTATCACTAGTGGTCCTTCTACTAATGGTGCTAAGTCTTTTGTTTTTAATGGAACTGTTACTGATGGTGATGGAAATCTTTTAAATAGTCCGTTTTCCGTAAACTCATTAACAACTTCTTCCGCAGCAAGCGGAGGAGCAGAGATTGAATCCATTTCCAATATCAAGTTTAACGCTCCTAAGTATTTTGGATCGCAGAATAGAGCAGTTACTTCTAATGATTACTCTGCTATTGTCCGTAAGATATATCCTGCTATTAGTGATATTATAGTATTTGGTGGTGAAGATCAAGAACCTCCTGCATACGGTAAGGTATTTCTTTCTATCAAACCAACTGAAGCAGCATCACTATCATCATTCACTAAAAACCAGTTGACGACTGAACTTAAGAAGTATACAGTTGCTTCTATCAGACCAGAGTTTGTTGATCCTTCTATCCTTTATGTTGAGTTAGATAGTAGTATTTACTTTGATGGTACAAAAACTAAATTACTTACTACTGAAATTGCTTCCAAAGTTTCAACTGGTGTAGTTGAATATTTGAAAACATCAGGAACAGAGAAGTTTAATGGTAAGTTTAGATATAGTAAGTTTGTTAGTGTTATAGATGGTGTGGATCGTTCTATCAATTCAAATGATACCACGATTACTATGAGGAAAGACTTTATTGCTCAGATTAATAGTTCTTCTTATTATGAAATTTGTTACAAGAATCCATTTTTAAGGGACTGTGATTCTTCCGTGGTTTCATCTACTGGTATGACAGTCTTTGAACATCCAAATTACACCTCGTATCTAGAGGATAGAAATGGTAAATTGGTGCTATATAGACTAGACTCTATCACTGGTGATAAAATCCTATTGAATGATTCAGTGGGTGATGTTAATTATGATAAGGGTGAAATTCAAATTTATGACTTTACTATCTTGAAAGGTAGTTTCTCTGACAACCGTATTGAATTACGTGTCAAACCTGCTAATAAAGATATTGAAGTAAAGCGTGAGATGTATCTAGATGTAGATGTATCAAATAGTAAATTCGTTGCGTATAAAGAGTAGTGCCAAAAACTGCCAATAAAGTCTCATTTTTAATTGAGTCACAATTACCAGATTTCATCAACGAAGAGTATGAACTGTTTTCCAAGTTTATACAGAAGTATTATGAGCAGCTTGAGATTCAAGGTCAACCGTTGGATGTTATCAGTAACCTTCAACAGTATCGTGATATAGATTTTTATGAGAAGAATATATTAAAGCAGTCATCTACAACCACAACGTATATACAAGATGTAGATAAGAGTATTACAGTTGTTGATGCTACTTCATTCCCTAAGAATGGTGGTTATATTAAAATTGATGATGAGATCTGTTTCTATAAGAGTAGGACAGACACAGAGTTTTTAGAAGTAAGTCGTGGAGTAAGTGGTAATACAAAGATTGGTGATCTTTATGAAAAGAGCACATTCGTAACAACACAGGCAGACAATCATATATTAGGGTCTACTGTACATAATATTAGTAATCTCTTTTTATATGCTTTAGTTAAAAGTTTTGAGAAGCAATACCTTAGTAATTTTCCAGAAGCATATCTGAAAGGAGATATTGATAAGAGAACTCTTATTAAGAATATAACTTCTTTTTATAAAGCAAAAGGAACTGTTGATTCAGTTAAGTTCTTATTTAAGTGTCTTATTGATAATGATCCCGAACCATCAATTTTATACCCAAGAGAGCATACATTAAAACCATCAGATTCTAGTTGGATTAATAACTATTCAATTAAAGCAAAAATTCTTTCTGGTAATGTAAATGATCTAATTGGTAGAAAAATTACACAGACATCAGGTGATTATGCTTCTGCTATTGTAGATAATGTACAATATGCTGGAAGGTATGATGGTGATGAATTATATGAGTTGATTCTTTCAGAACCTAGTGTTAATGGTGTATTTTCTGTTTCTACTAAAACAACATTAACAAAATCTGTAGGAGCAACGCTAGGTGTTGGTGATAGAGTTAATGTTTTCTCCACAATGGGGTGGAAAAATGAAGGAAAGTTTATTATTGATAATGAAGTCTTTACATTTAGTGATAAGAATGTAAATCAATTTATTATCAAATCCAGAACAAGTAATGATACACATGATGTTGGAGAAGTTGTAACATTTGGTTCTGATGTAAGTGGCAATGGAGTAGAATTATTAGTTTATGGTGTTGTATACAATTTAGAAGCAAATACTAAAGTTCCTTACTCAAGTTCTGGTGATACTATTGATATTTCTGAGTCAGGTTTCCTTACTGAGGATATTAAAATATTTGATGCACAGAATAACCTTAGATGGACTATTGGTGGTACTTCACCTGCTATTGCTGATTTAAATTCTAATGTTTCTGCAATCTATGAAGATGATGATTCCTATTACATTGCATCATCTGGATTTCCTTCACATGCTATTGGAGCACTACCTTCTGATGCAGCAGATCAAAAGCATTTAAAGATTATTAGAAAGAAACCAATCTCTACAACTGAGGTATATGACACTAAGTATAGAGATATTGGTATTGCTACAAATGGTATTCCTTTTTTAAGTCAAAAAGATGAAGAGGTAATACTTAATGGACCTCTTCAGAAGATTACTGTGGATAAAAGAGGTAATGGATACAAGAAACCACCTTTTGTCTTAATTGATGGTGTTGCTAATCAAGCAACAACAAAACTTGCTGGTGAAGTTGTTGAGTCTGTATCAATTGTTACAGCAGGTGAGTATACTTCTGTTCCTACAGTTGAAATATTGTCTGGTAGAAATGCACAAGTAACTCCTATTATTACAAATGGTGAAATTACTAGTATCTCTATTGATAATGCTGGTGAGTATTATTCTTCTCCACCTGAAGTTAGAATCTCTGATTTAGCAGGTAGAGGACAATTTGCTGTTTATACAACAGAAGTATCAACTGCTGGTCAGTTGACTAATTTAGTTAAAGTTAATGGTGGTAAGGGATATACTTCAGGTAATGTTTTGATAGATATCATTCCTGTAGGATCTGGTGCTATTGCGACTGCTACTATTAAAGAGTGGAGAAAGGATAGATTTAAGAAGACATCTGTAGATTCTGAGAATGGTGCATTCTTTTATAACTACGTTACTTCTGTAGGACAAGGATATGGATATCTTGCATCTCCTACTACATTAAGAACAAATGACACAGGAGCATCACATTCTCCTATTCTAGGGTTTGCATATGATGGTAACCCCATATATGGTGCTTATTCTTATTCGGATCCTTTAGATTCATCTAGTTCTATTTCTAAGATGAGTAGTAGTTATATGCCAGTAACTACTAGAGATGGTGGTCCTACCGAGTCCAATTATCCAATTGGCACATTCATTCAAGATTGGGTGTATGTGCATGAAAGAGGTTCTTTGGATAAGAACAATGGTCGTTATTGTGTCACCCCTGAATATCCAGATGGCACGTATGCATATTTTATCACGGTGGATGATACAGATACCCCTGTATATCCTTATGTTGTTGGTAAATCTTATTATTCTCTACCTGTTGATTCCAACTATAATTCAGCATTAAATCAATATGATTTACCAAAAAGTGCAAGAAGATTAAGGACTTCTGATATTGAGAACAATGGTGATGGTACATCACTTCAAATACGAGATGTAACTAGAGGTAGTATAGCATCTGCTGTTATAGAAACATCTTCTGATAAATTTTCAGTTGGTTCTAAGTTAGTTATTGATGAGAGTGGTACTGGTGGTTCTGGTGTAGATGCAGAAGTTGATTCTGTTAAAGGAAAGTCAGTAGTCTCAATTGAGTCTCAAACTGATAAAGTATTATATCTGTCTTTGAGTGATACTGCTTATTTGTTTGATGGTGATAGAGTTACACAAGGGTCTGCAACAGGTCGTGTAGTTGGTAATGTATTCTCTGCTACTAAGTTTCCTATTCGCTCTGTAACAGGCACATGGAGTGCTTCTGGAACACTAACATCTGATACTAAGGTATTAACATTACTCCTTGACAAGAATTCATCATATACAAAAGGTGCTATTCTGTCATTAGGTGATGGTATTGCACTTCCTGTTGCTAAAGGTGAAGTATTAGAAACTACATCTTCACAAAATAGTGTTAAAGTAAAGGTAACACAGGAAGGATTTATAATTTCATCAGAATTATTCATTTCTAGTTCTGATTTATTAAACACACCTGGTTCCAAGATAATTTCTATCAATTCCTTAAGTGAAAATTTAGATATTACAACAGTACAGGATAATGTTGCTTTACTTACAACAGCATCAAACCACGGTGTTGCTGAAGGAGAAAAAATAACAGTTGATGTGAATCCTAATGATTCTACAACTACAACAACTTATGAAGTAAAGTCTGCTGTATATCAAGAAGTTACCGTTGAGATCCCTGTTGTAGCAACGGTTCTCAGCGATAGTGGAATTGGAAGATTTGGAATATTGAATGGTGGTGCAGATTATACTCCAGATGAATATGTTGATATAGCATTATCAGGTGGAACAGGAAGTGGTGCAAGGGCAACAATTAAAGTTTCTAGTGCTGGTGTAGTTAATGAAATTACCTTAACTGACAGAGGAACTGGATATAAAAAGTATGATGTGTTGACTGTAGGTGATTCTGATTTAGTAAAAACTAATGCAAATACAGCATCGTTGAAAATAGAAGTAGATCATGCAGGTTTTGCTAAAGAAAGAACAGATCTTATAGTTACAAGTTCTCTTGGTTTTAGTGTCAATGATAAACTTGTTATTGGTAATGAGGTTCTGACAATAACAGGCATTAATAGTAATACTATTACTGTTGATAGAGGAACTAAACCATCGGATCATTTTGATGGAGCATCTATTACTTTACAGGATGCAGGATTTACTCTTAATAGTGGATATCAAATCAATCAAGAAACTGTTGATGCATCTCAACCATATGTTGTATCATATGACGCAGTAACACAAAAGGTGGTATTTAAGTATGGGTATGGTATTACTCCAACATACCTCACATTAAGTTCAGTATTTAAAGATCAAAGTACTCCTGTTAATAGAATTGTCAATATAAGCAATGTTAGTGATCCTATTACATGCTTTGAGATTGATGGTGAAAGAAATAAGATAATTGATATTAAGAGATATTACAAGTATATCTTTAATACTTCTCATTCATCAATGATTGGTAAGAAGTTTGATCTATCACCTAGTATAAATCATAATCTTGTTGCTATAGAAAAGGATTCTCCTACTATTTTTGAAACCAATATTAAAGTTGGTTTTGGTTCTAGAATTGCTACAAATACATATACCACTAAAGTAGATAGTCCATACAACAAATATTATTATTTTGATAATAACAATATTGTAGATTCAGAAAGTTCATATTTAAATGTTATTGATGATAATTTAAGTGATGACAAAACTGTTCTATATGTAACTCCAACAAAAATTTTATACTCTACAGAGACACCTGCCACTCATGATGGTACAGGATCTATGAGTTATACAACCAAATCTTTATTTGCAGTTGGTGAGATTGATTCTATTAAAGTTTCTAATACAGGATTAAATTATAAAAAACTTCCTATTGTTACTGGTATTATTGATTCTTCTGGTAATGTTGATACTACTGTTAAATGTTACTTATCAAGTAATGACATAGGAATTCCTAGCAATATTAAGATTATCAATAATGGTGGATCTTATCATAATGATGATAGTTTAAAATCTACATTTAGATCAAACTACGTATTCACACTATCCAATTTCAATCAAAAACCATTTAGTGTTGGTGAGACTATTATTCAAAAATCTGGCACAGTAGAAGTTGCTAGAGCAAGAGTTACTTCATGGACAGAAGGATCTAATATTCTTATAGTTGACAGAGTTACAGGTATCTTTAGAAAAGATCAAAATATTATTGGTCTTGCTAGACATCAAACTGCTAATTTAAAAAATATTAGTTTTACTGAATTCTCTCCTATTATTCAAACAAATTTTGATAATATAGGATTCTATAGTTCTGATGCTGGAAAAGTTAGTGATGCAAATCAGAGAATCCATGATTCTTACTACTACCAAGATTTCTCATATACAATTAAGTCTAAGACTTCAGTAGATACTTGGAGACAACTCATCAAAGAAACAACTCATCCAGCTGGATTTCAGTTGTTTGGTGAAGTTTTAATTGAGAGTGAAGTAGAAGCAAAAATGAGTGATACTCCTTCTGTTAGTAGAGTATCAGTAATTCAAGCATGGGATCCAACTAAGAATAAGATAACTGTAGAAAGTGTAAGAAAGCAGATTACACAAAACATTATTTTAATGGACAATTTAAATGTTCAGAATGGTGTTGGGTCAATTGCTCTTGATGCTCTTAATACAAGTGAGATTCTTGGTAAGGATGATATAAAATTAAATGGATCGTTTGATGGTTCGTATGGTAATAAAGGAAACCGTATAGGTAGGAAAGAATTTACTCTTTTAGATAAAAATAATAATGTAGTTGCACCATTTAACAGTCAAGCATTAGTAGTTACATTAGATGGTATATTACAAGAACCTGGTAAGGCATATACTATTACTCCAAATTTAGGTACAATAACATTTGCAGAACCACCATTGGAGGGTGTGTCTTTCTATGCCAAGAAGTTCCAATTTAAAAATAGAAATTTAAATAACAAATACTTAAAGAAAATTAGAAATATCTTCCAAAGAAATGGTAGATGGCTAGATGCTTCTAATCAAATTGAAAGAAACAAAGAGTTTATTCAAGAGTCAACTCTTGCACATATAAAGACTGTTCATCCCACACTTTCTTGGAACTCATTAAGCACAAAATGTTTTAGAGACATTGGATTTATAGTAGATGCATTAGCACATGATATAAGGTTTGGTGGTAATGAAAAGACAAAAGTTTCTCTAGAGAAATATTTCAACAATGGTCTTTTAGATTATATTGATGGTGAATTAGAACCAACAATAGAAGCGTTCCAATATGCTGTTGGACTTGCTAAAGAAGCGATAAACAATGAACTAACAGGTGGATTTATTGATAATGATATCTTAACTGATAGTGGTCCTGTTAAGTGTGCAGATGTTCTTGCTGCTTTGGATACTTTATCTGAAGTTATAAGAGTTATTCTTACTACTGGTCCTGGTTCTGTTGAAGTTGGATATCCAGACTATTTTAATGGTGAGAATACTATATTTGATTTGTATTATGAAGATGGTAAACCAGTTGATACTGAAACAAATGAAGATTTGTGGATTGCTTTGAGTGGTGTTCTACAAGTTGGAGATGCATATAGTATTGATAGATCATCAATACCTAATAAGATTGTATTCTCAAAACCTCCTATATGGGGTCAGTCAAAGAATACTAAAACTGTATATGAAGGTTTAGCAGTTGAAAGATTCTTTGGTCAAGGTATTGGATCATATAACAAGTTTGGTATTAGTATTAATAGTGCTGGTACAGGTCCATTCTTGATTGTAGATGATAACAATGATATTAAATCCATTGATAATAGTACATTTGTATTTGTATTTTTAGATGGTGTATTACAGATAGAAAATAAGTCTTATACTATTAGTGGACCTTCTATTAGATTCATGAGACCTATTTCTCCAAAGAATAATGTTCATATCATTAGTCTTTATGGTAGGGAATCTGAAACAACATTAACTTTATTTGATTATGAAAGAAATCAATATTATAATGAACTTAAGCTGACATGTGATGCTGGTTCTCCTAATGATTTTATTAATTGGATTTCTTGGTATAATTTATCACATAATGATCATCAAGTTGCATATCAAAAGGTTGGTGGTGTTAAGAAGTACATTGGTAATGTAAAACTATACACAACTACTCCAAATACTTTGATTGTTACAATTGCTGGTAGTAATCAGACATTGGATGCATCAAATATATTCTTTGCTGGCAAACCAGACTTTAGTGATGAATATGAATTAACAGGAACAACAGATACACTTGTTCCTGTTAAGGATGGATTTAACGAGAATCAAATGCAGAGAAATTCTGCTAGATGGTTGTATGGTACTCCTAGAGCAGATGAAGCATATTTTGAAAGAAATAGAAATGGTGCTAATTTAATTGATGGTGATTTAATTAAAATTGATGGTGAAGAAGAATGGAGAACAGTTAATAAACTTCCTCGTTATACAACACCTAAAAATTATAATTTAGATGGTGATGTATCAAATAGTTTCCATGGACCTGTATTAGTAACTAAGTATTCAGGTGACACTTATGGAACTGGTCTAAGTGTTGAATGTACTGTTACAGATGGTAAAGTAACTGCTATAACTTGGAATAAAGATGCTGGTGTTGTTGAAGGGTACTATAGTACACCTGTACTACAATTCCTTCCTGTTAATAGACAGGGTGGTGGTGCGAAAGCAGAAGTTATAGTACAAAAAGGAGTTGTAGTTGATATTGTTATTACTGATGCTGGTTCTGGTTATACAACTGCACCAAGAGTAGTTGTTACTAGACAGTTTAAAGTAATTAAAAAGAATGGTAGAAAGATTGATAGTCTTATTGAATTAGGTTTTGAGAATAATATTCTTGTTGATAACCTAAGCGTTGTCTCCATAATCACACCTATCCGAGGAATCGGTGGTGGTGGAGGCGGTGGAGGCGGTGGAGGAGGAGGCGGTGGCCTGCCTGATCTTCCTGGTGATGGTACTGAGGGATCTCATAAGATTTATCCTTGGGCAGACTCTACTTGGACTGGTAGCATGATTCAAATCATTAATACATTTGATCTTACATTTACCTTCCCTGCACCAGTAGCACTTCCACAAGAAATTGTAAGATATTGGCCAACTGTTGTTGATTCCGTAACTGTTCCTGACATGGGTGATCGTACTTCGTTAGGAATAAGTATACTTGAATTGGGAGCATATGAAGCTGCTGTTGGATTCCATAGTTGGATAGATGTCAATGGTAATAGACTACCTGGTCCTAAATTCCCTGGAAACGGGGGAGGAGGAGGAGGAGGCGGTGGCGGTGGAGGAGAAGGTGGAGAATCTTCTACTACATACCAGTTGGGATTTGTTGATC